AAGCTGATAATTTCATTGGTGGATTACGTGGAGAGGTACAATTTAAAGCAAAGGCCGGTGAGGCAATAACAAAAGGTGACCCAGTTTATATATCTAGTTTTGACGTAACTGGAAACCTACCAGTTGTGGGTATTGCCGATGCTAATGACTTTAACAAAATGCCAGCGTTCGGTTTAGCAGAAAATACAGCATCTACAAATGCTTCTATAAATGTAGTGACGTTTGGTACCTTGTCGGGATTAGATACTAGCTCATTTAGCTTAGGGGATGTTTTATATGTATCTGACACAGGAACATTAACAGATACACGGCCAAAAACAGAATCATCACTTATACAAAATATCGGCAAAGTTCAAAGATCACATGCAACCTCAGGATCGATTAAAGTAGGTGGTGCTGGGCGTACAAACGATGTGCCAAACTTAAATGAGGGTAATGTGTTTATTGGTGATGCAACAGGTTGCGCTATAACTAGAGGCTTAACCCTTGATGATATATCAGAGACAGCCACAAACAAGCATTTTACATCTAGCGATAACACAAAACTAGATGGCATACAATCTGGGGCAGAGGTAAATGTAAATGCCGACTGGAACGCTGTTAGTGGTGATGCTCAGATATTAAATAAACCCACAACGATAACAAGTGCAGAGCAAACTAAGCTAGGATATATATCCGTTACACAAGCAGTAGACCTAGACACGATGGAATCTGATATAACAACAAACAACGCAAAAGTAACCAATGCAACACATACAGGGGATGTTACAGGTGCTACCGCCTTAACGATTGCGGATGAAGCTGTTACTAATGCAAAAATTGCACATGTTGCTACTGGAACGGTTAAGGGCAGAACAACAGCAGGGACAGGGGATGTCGAAGATTTAACAATATCAACAACTTTAAAAACAGCATTAAGTCTAGTTAAGGGCGATGTTGGTCTTGGGAATGTAGCAAATGTAGATACAACTAACGCAACTAATATCTCTAGCGGAACGTTAGCAGAAGCACGATTACCAAGTATAGATGCGGATAATACAACAATAAGTAATTTAACGGTTACAAATCTAAAAGCTGGGGTACTTGATACAGATTTAAACAGTGTTAGTACAAGTCACGATACACTTGCAAGTGCTAAAGCAATAAAGGATTATGTAGATGCGAGGGTGCAGTATGCATTGGATAATGCTACTCAGTATTTTGGATAGGAGGAAATATGTTAGTTAGTGACGTTATAGATAGAATTAATACAGCAATAAGCGACGAAGATAGCACAAAAGCGACTAGCAGCTTATTTAGTAATAAAAGAAAAGTTAGCCAACTTAAAAATGCCTTGGATGTATACGCAAGTACCACAAAAGGAATAGAAGATATATTTAGTACACCTGTTAATACTTCAAGCCGAGTAGTTACAGGCCCAACAGATGCCATAAGATCAGAGGCGTATAGATTAGCTTATATATGGCGCGATGGCCGAAAAAATGCAATGAGCTTTAAGGATTTGAATTACGTAACAACGGAATTCCCCTATAATACCTATGCAGGGATTCCACGATTTTTTAATGTTTGGAATAATGAAATTACAATATATCCAGACAATAACAATTCAGCACAGACAACGACTCTTAATGGTGCAATTAGTGACAGTGCTACAACAATTACAGTGGCCTCAACCAATAGTTTTCCTGATTTAAATGGCCGTATAACAATAAATAATGAAAAGATACGCTATACAGCCAAAACAGCAACAACATTTACCGGATGTACTAGAGGTATTGAGGGAACAACAGCAGCAGGGCATAGTAATGCCGATACAGTAACTCATAATAACTTTGTTTTACATTACAGAAAAAAGCATTTTGAAATTAGTGTTGATGCAAACGATACGATATCAGCCACTGATTTAGCTAAAGAAATGGAAATTCCAGACGAGCATGTAGAACCTATAATTGATTTAGTGGCTTACAGGCTTTTAATTTTGATTGATGACTACAATCGAGCAGATAGATATAAAATTGATGCCTCAGCCTTTTATAGACAAGCTAAAAATGATATTGAAGCTGGTTATGGCGATGTAATGAAAGCTGGTATGATTGGACAACCGTATGATTGGGAAGTTAATAATATAGGGAGTACAATTTGAGCTTTGTTGTAGAATCGTATCAATCTAAAGGGCTTAGGGATGATAAAGGACGAAAGTTCGTATCACCTGATTATTTTTATAATATTGAAAATATGAACTATGACAACATCATAGGATGTCAAAGAATAAAAGCCCCTAGTGTTGAATATAACGTAGGCAGCAATCAAATTGATGGTGGTTATGATTTTAGGTACATTGATGCAGTCGGGCAATTTCAAAGTGAAAAAATAATTGTTCAAGGTGGCTCAATCGTTAAAGACTTTTTAACTTCTCCAACTACCATTTATACCGGATTAACAGCAGGGAAAAAATGCACGTTCGGAATATTAAACGATAAGCTATTTATTTCTAATGGGTTTGATTATCCATTGGTTTATGATGGAAGCTATGTTAAGGAAATGGGCGCACCTACTGCCAAAGACTTGCTTGTAGCAGGTGGCTTAACAGGAGCTTACTATTACGCGATGACATATGTTATTGATGGTGTCGAAATTATACTTGGAACTAAGTCAAATACAATTACCGTATCAAGTAAAAGCATTGATCTTGATTTACCAGTAGGAATAGCAACTTGCACAGCACGTAAAATATACCGTACAGAGGCAGGGGGAAGCACATTAAAACTACTAACAACTATTAACGATAACACCACCACAACGTATCAAGACAATACAGCGGATGGATCACTTGGTGCAAATATACCGAGTACAAACAGCTCATGCCCAACACCACAGTTTATAACTGTTAAAGACGAAAAAATAATAGGGGCGGTTAATGCCAATAGACCAAACTACTTGTATGTCACAGAGTTTGAGGTAGAAGTGTTTTTTAACACGTCGGGCGTATATGATGTATCGGGTGTAGGAAACGATAATTCACCTTTAACAGGATTAATAGAAGACTATAACCAGATCGTAGTTTTTTCAGAAAACCATATATATTTAGCTGATACGTCAGGATTAACAACAAGTGTAAAACAAACAACGTCAAACGTTGGATGCATTGATGGTTTTAGTATTGCGAGAATACCAGAGAATGACATATTACAGGGCGGTATTATGTTTGTTTCTAATTTGTACGATGTTCGGATTTTTAGCGGTAATATTGCCACAAACTTAGCCACAAGTTTTGATAACTTAACAACAAATAATTTTTCTAGCGCAATAAATAAAGATAGTTTAAAAAATCAGTTAAAAGATAACCGATTAGAAGCAGCATTTTTTGATTATAAATATCATTTGATTGCTGAAACATTTATGTATGTTTACGATATACGTATTTCAGGATGGACGAAGTATTTTATTAAAACAACAAGTTACACCCCTATTTATTGGCGGTTTTTTCAGATCGACCAAACGTTGTATATTACCCAAAAAAATGCAGGTATTGTGGAGCAAATGTACAATGCTTTGAATTATCGTGGGGAAGAATTAACAGCGTTTTTTGAAACGCCTGAAATAGCGGTGGGAACAGAACAAAAATTCTATAAAAATTTATATGTGTATTATGACAAGTCAGGAAGTAATACTTTAACAGCAACTGCAACAATAGACAGCACAAAAACAGTAACTGCCACCATCACTTATGATGGAGCGTATTATGACTTTGATTATTTCGATGAAGATTATTTTGAGACGACAGAAGACGAAGAAGATTACAAAGTAATATACATAAATAAATACGCAAATTGGATGCGTTTTAAAATAAGCACACAAACACAAGCCATTATTAAAGGATGGAAATTGGAAGGGCGTATAATTCAATGAATGTGGAGTATGTAACGAATAATGATATTGATGAAATTGTTAGCTTCGGTGAGCAATGTTTTAGAAATATGAAATTAGATAAATTAGGATTAAATTATTGTAAAAAAAGCCATACTCAAAACATGAAAAGGTATATTAATACGGACACCTATGTCAGTATTAAATGCATGAAAGATCAGTCTATTATTGGTTTTTTATCAGCTTATGCGTCACCGCAGATATTTAACAATGATCGTGGCATCATGAATGTTTTTACAATACAGGCCAAACCCGGACTGCCAAGCATAACTAAGGGACGTGTTGTAAATGCATTAAGGGTATTTATTGAAGATATATGTAAAAAAGTAGGAATACAATTAATTAATTTTCAGGCAATGATTAGTAATGATTTATCTAAATATTTAGAAAAACATAACTATAAAAAAGGCGATATTTTGTTATATAAGGAGGTAATTTAATATGGGAGCATTAGCACCAATAGGTATGGAGATAGGTAAACAGGCAGCGTTAGGCGTTGGATCGTCAATGTTAGCGAGTGAAGCAAATAAGGCACTTGGACAAACGCAAAAGTCAGGAATACAATCCGGAATGATTTCACCGGCCTTAACTAATTATTTAGGGAAATCCTTAGCGCAACTTGAAGAAGAAAAGAGACGTAAACAAATGTTAGATAGTAGAAGTTTAAATTATAATCCTAATAAATTTGGAGGGTATGCATAATGGGTGGTAAATCAGAAGAAAGAAAAATAAGTGAATCACAACTTGCAGCACAAAAAGAAATGGCAGATGTGCAACTAGCGCAACAATTAGCACAACTTAGAGGGCAACAGCTAGGCCAAGAAGAAGCACTTCAAAGAGCGCAAGATATTTACGGTCAAGCCAGTGGCCGATTTGGGACATTGCAACAGGCGGATATACCAGAGCTTACAGGAACGCCAGAAGCCATTACACGATTGCAAGGCTTAATACGTGAAAGAGCTTTACCAGAGCAACAACAAGCATTAAGTAGAACTAAACTAGCACAACAACAGGCAGGAGTTAGAGGCCTAGAAGCTGCATTAATGGCGCAACAACAAGCTACCAGAATGGGAACTGATTTAGCGAGAGCAGCGGAAGAAGTAGCATTAAAACAAGCATTATCTGATCGTGGATTAAGACAACAAGAAGCATTAAGACGCCAACAGTCGGCAGAGGAATTCCAAAAACAACAGGCTTTAACTGGATTAGGTCAAACTTTAACACCAGTTCAAAAAGTGGTTGGTGAATCAGCATTAGAAGCTAAACAGAAAAAAAGAATTGAAGAACTAGAAAAACAAAATACTCTACAAGCACAATTAGCAGCAACGAGACAATTCCAAAGACAGAAAATAGGGTTTTAATATGAATCAACAAATAAGAAATAAAGTTAATTTATCAAAAATAGAGCCAAGGCCAAGTAATAACAATATCCTTGCACAATTTTTAGGTGGTATAGGTAGTATTGGCCAAGGTGTAGGAGAAGCCATAGGACAAGCGGGAACTGGAATTGCCGGGGGTATCGGTCAAGGGGTGGAGCTTATAGGCCAAGGCATAGGCGAAATGAATAAATCGCCAGAAGGTAGACTTGCATTGCGTGAATTGATGGGTGCAGCACTTAGAGGCGTAGGGCAAGAAGATTTAGGCGTTGGAGTTCAACAATTCGCACAGCGTGTATATACGCCAGAAGCACAACGTTCATTATACGAAACACAACAAAAGGCCGAAACAGAAAAAGCGGAAAGAAAAGCAGCAGCAGAGGCAGAAAAAGCAGAAAAGGAACGTCAGCAAAAACTTATTGATGAACAACGCAAAAGACGGCAAAACATTGAAGACACATTGTTTATAGATTTAAAGAAAAAAGAGCAAGATCCTACACAGGCTCGATTTAATGCAAGAACTCAGGCTTCACATATAATTCTAAGTGAATTTGAATCTGAAAAAAATCCTTATTATACAAACACACAAAAGTTTATAAGAGATCAAAACGTGCCTTATATGTTTAAATCAGATGAATATAAGCAGATAGAACAGGCACAGCGTGATTTTATAAACGCAACATTGAGAAGAGAGTCAGGAGCAGCAATCGCACCATCTGAGTTTGAAAATGCACAACTACAATATTTTCCACAACCTGGTGACACACCAGAAGTTGTAAAGCAAAAGCAAAAAAATAGAGAAATGCAATTTGCAAAAATAGAAGAACTAAAACAGCGTGACCCACTAGGAATTTTATAATGAACTATATTGAGTTTTCAAAAAGTATAAAAAGTAAATATCCGCAATATAAAGATATTGATGATTTAGAGTTAGCAAATAAAATGATTGCTAAATATCCAGAATATTCAGAACAAATAACTTTTAATGAAAAAATAACAGCAGCACCTGAAACAATTGCACAAGAGCCAACCTTAATGGAAAAGATACGTGCAATTGAACCAAGACAGGCTATTGCTGGCGTTGCAAAAGCTGTACCCTATGCGGCAGCGTTAACCCCATTAGGATTAGCTGGACAAGCTGCAATTACTGGAGTGAGTCGAGTTGCTGAGGGTGTAGCTGAAAAGGAAAGATTACCACAAGCCTTAAAAGCTGGCGCTATAGCAGCTGGAACTGAATCAGCAATAGGAAAAGGGTTAAAACTAGCAAAGCCAGTAGCTAAAGCTTTGGCTAAGCCAGCTAAAGAAACAGCAGGATTTGTTGGAAACATACTAAGCTCAGTACCTAGGGAATCAATAGAAAAAGCATTAAGCAATCCAAGAATATTAAAAACCAAAGATACATATACGGATTTAGGTAAAAAAGCAAAAGAGGGTTTGCAAAAGTTATTGAAAGAAACTGGAACACGAAAAAAACAAGAAACAAGAATTTTAAAACAATCTGAAAAGCAATTTGATTTATCAACGTTCGTAAATCGTCAGAAACAACTGCTTGAAAAGAAAGCAGGACAACAAAGCGTTTACACGCCACAAGAAAAAGTAGATATAAATTCAATATTAGATAATGTAAAAAGAGAGCGTAGCCCAGAGGGATTACGAGAAATTATGGACCAGATTGACAATACAAGTCAATTATATAAAGACCCTGCAACAGTTTCTAAGAGAACCACAAAAGGCGATAAAAAATTAAAAGAAATAAGCAACAAAATTAGAACTCAATTAAAAACTGAGGTTCAAGGCGTTTCTGATTTAAGAGAGCAAACAAAAGAAGTGCTTGAAATTAAAGAAATCCTTGGTAAAAAATTAGCAAAAAACAAAGACGCTTCAAAACTTTTAAAAAGACAACAAGATGATGTTACACAAGAAGCATTACAAAAACTAGATGACCTGTTACCAGAAAAAGATAAATTTTTAAATAAGTCAGAAAACATAAAAATTAAAGAACAGTTTAGTAAAATTTTTCCTGGCCAAGGCGGTGGATCAGGTGGGCCAGAGGGCGTAGCCAATTTAGCGCGAGTTATATTATCCGGAGCGATAGGTGTAAAAACAGGAGCGGTAACAGGCGGGCTGACTTTTGCTGCTTCAAGCCCATTAGTCCAAAAAGCAGCTATCGGAACATTACCAACAGTAGGAAAAGGCTTACAGGTAGCAGGAAGAGCAATCCCAAAAGCTGCAGCACTAGCAGTTACCCCAATAGAAAGACAAGAAAGCGGAGGCATAGCCCCAAGATCATTACAACAAATTAAAAAGGAGCGTGGACTATAATGGCAATACCAAGTGCAAGTCAATTTAATAAATGGAGTGGAACGAAATTTACCAATACCGATTGGGATCAGAACATAGACAAAACAGTAGAAATATTAGCTAATGGCAATTATGACCTTAACGTGGCACAAGTAACAGCTACAAGTTACGTTGGCATACCCTCCGATCAATTTTCGACAATAACAGCAGGTGAAAACCTTACAGCAGGTGATGTTGTGAGAATTAGTGGTGGACAAGCGTATAAAGCAGACAATTCAACAAGTGCCGGTATTACAGCGGTTGTGGGCGTTTGTAATACCACTGTATCAAGCGGTGGAACGGTTAAAATTGACTATGGGTTTTATAATTCGTTTAGTTCATTAACAGCCGGTACCATATATTACATAGGAACAAGTGGATCGATAACAGCAACCAAACCAAGTTTATACCCTGTAGAGATTGGCCGAGCAGTCAGCGCAACAAGAATAAACCTTAATTTTCGCGAAGATGATAAACCTACTGGAACTATTATTAGTACAGCTTTAACATCAGCCCCTAAAGGGTATATTGAATGCGACGGTTCAGCAGTTAGTAGAACGACACACGCACGTTTATTTGGGGAATTAGGCGTTATATATGGTAATGGTGATGGAAGTACCACGTTTAATTTACCTGATTACAGAGGCCAATTTTTAAGAGGTTATGATAATACAGCAGGAACAGACCCAGACGCAGCGTCAAGAACTGATCGAGGCGACGGCACGACAGGCGATGCGGTTGGTACGAAACAAGCGGACGCTTTACAAGGCCATCATCATCAATTTTTTGCCGCTTCTGACCTAACAAGATCAAATCCAAGTGGGGGAGGCGATAGTGCGGAAATGCGAGAAGCTGCAAGTGCTACAACTCAAAGCGGTAACGATTATGTACAACACGCTACAACAGATTCGACGTACGGAACAGCACGGATCACAAGTGAAACAAGACCAAAAAACATTAATGTTATGTATTGTATAAAGCTATAAAATGGAACTATTAGAACTCATCCCTGCATTATTAGAAATCATGAAAAGTCCTAACGGTCAGGCATATGTTTTTGTTATACTATATGCAGGAATGGGTTTCTATGTGTATAAAATGACCACGCAATTAAACAATTTTAAAAAAACAATGTCAGAATATAGAGAACATACAGACGAACAATTTAAAGAAGTTCGAGATGAGCTTAACGACATGAAAAAACTGCTATATAAAATGGCCGGTAAACTCGAAGTCGAAGCATGATAAAAGTACACTTTCACAAAAAAGAATACAAATGGTGGAATATACTAAAATACACAACAAGCATAATCAAAATATTCTCAAATGATATTTATTATCATGTTAGTTTTGAGATAGATAAAAAGTATTATGAATCAGAATTTTTTAGTGGTGTAGCGCGATATGCTAACCCAAGAAATGACATTGCTTACACATTACAATTACATTTAGATAAAAAGATTATTAAAAAAATTATTGATGAATTTGAGTCAATGCTTGGTAAAAAATATGACTTCTTTGGTGTTATTTTTGGTTTTTTTGGCTACAAAGTCCATGATAGCAATAAATATTTTTGTTCAGAATTGTTTTTACCAATTTTAAAACACGCTTATGGTATTACAAAAAATGACTTAAAAACAAATTTAAGCCCTAAAGATGTTCGTATGTTTTGCCTTGCATTAACAAAAAATGCAAAGTAAAAACCAAAGTTTGGTAGAAACTACAATGCAAGTTGTATCTGATACTGCAATTAACGTATTTATTGCTGCTCCTTTGGCATATTTCTTTTATGGTGTTAAAAGTAAAGTCATAATTGAACTAATAATCATTATGACATTAATTAATTTTGGAAAAAGTTATGTCATTAGAAGATACTACAACAATAAAAAAAACAAACGTCACAAATTTAAAAAAGCAATGCGATCAGCTAAACGAAAAAATTACAAATATACAGGATATCACCAAAAATCGCTGGGATAACATCGACAAGGTTATTGATATATTCAAGACCGGTATTTTGTTATTAATTTTTTTAAATTTAACTATTCTATTTTTTGTTGTTTTTTTATAGTTTCTAAATCATCATAAAAGTTGTTAGAATCGCCAATGTAAACAATAAATCCTTCATCCTTTTTAGGTACGATCTTTTTATATACTAAAGCTATTTTTACATCACGATCATTGAAACCATACTTTTTTTGCAAAATATCCTGTAATGGTTTTATTGGATTATCCCAATCGGATAATTTATTTGAAAAATTAAAAATAAAAATTATATAATAAGATTTGATAAGATTTATTTTTTCATTTGGCAGGGTATACAACAGCGTTTTTTCGTATGAGTCATAATTTTTCGTTTTATATCTTCTACCCTGCCATACCTCATTAACACTTAATAATTTAATCTTTTTCTCAATCTTGTGCATAATTAAAAAATCTCATTTGCCATGTATCGCAGAGCAAACAGTTGGCGTGATGCGATTGTATTACTAATCGAAAAATGAAATCTATCATTATTAACTTTTTGTATAGAATCCTGATCTAAAAGATATTTGTGTTTTAATTTATTAAATTGATGTTTTATGTCATCAAGAACTGTAAAGTCTGTTAGAGCAATAATTTTTTTTTCACAATCTAACCTTCTTTTTTGATGATCTGTTAATCCTTGTTCAATATCAGTCAGCAATAAATCGTGTTTAGTACTTACAATACATATATCAACATATTGTTTTAAGTTTTCACGATATTCTTGGTATTTTTTTTCACCTAAATTTTTTTTTAGACATGCATTTTTCAAGTGTAAATAACCGTTATTAAGTATCTTCATTTCTAATTTCCTCCAATAATTTCTTTAATGGATTAACCCCATTCAACACATTCTTTTTAGCCTCAATATAAACCGTATTTGAGCCTTCAATCTGTTCAATATTATGCTTATTAGGACTCTCAATAAGCTCGATCTTTTTATTCCTTAAATCCTTGTATAACTCTTTGGCTTCTTTCTCAATAAATATCCAATGTTCAGCTAGACAATCCTCACATCGCTGCTTCCCAATGATTTGTTTTATCGTGTATACGTCGTCATCGATAGGATTCCAGTCATAGTGATTTCTTGATTGCCTTCTAAAACGCCCTAAAAACTCATTTACTTGTTGATCTGGTATGTTGTTTACATAATCAACAATATTTTTTAATCTTGGCGCAAATTCTGATGTCTCAGCATGTTTATTTAATGCTTCACTTAGTACATTTAAATCAATTTGCCTTTCAATGATTGCTTCTGCCAATGCTTTAATTTGTATTTGTTTATCTTCTTGGCCTACTAGGGCATATGCTTTCAATATCATTGCGGTAACGGTTTTTTGATAGTTATTCATTAGATTAAATCCTTTAGATAGTTAATGATGTATAGTTTTGGGGTTATAAAAACAAAAAGTAGCTTAATAAGATTGTAAATAAAAAATATTATAGATATTAATGATGCAAATGCAGCATAAACAATAACCGTAGGGTCTTCGTATTCAAATTTTTTAAATTGTTTATGCAAATATATTGTCAATCTAACAAATAACAACATACACACAAGGCTGATAAGTAAAAATGCGCTATATTTAATCATCCCCCATCTAACAATCTCCTCCAAAATGGCTGGTAGTTCAGCATTTGCAGTATGAATAGCCGTTTTCAGTCCCTCCAATATTTGATTTAAATTTTCGTTTAATAATTCTTTATTCATGCGTACATCCCTAGCGTATAGATAACTGGTAAACAATATACAAGAATTGCTAAATCAGTTAATAAGGCAATTGTATATATGATTATAGTTACCATTCCCAATATCATAATTTTTTTATTCATTTTTTTCCTCCTGTTAATTCGTCAAAAATGCTTTGTAGCTTATCTTTTTGTTCTTGTTTTTTCTCGCCTTTATATTTACCCTCCACAATTTTTAGCCAGTTATTCGGGCTACAAAACACCCAGTCAAAGTCAGCCTTCCAATCATTGCCATTAGTGCCTAAAAGAAACGGTGAAGCTTGTATGCAATTATATATCTCTTGCAGATCAAACCCATCTTCACGTTGACGTGCTTTAATTCCATTAATGCGTTTGTTTGTTAATTGTCTAATTTCAGATAACCCATTACTACTGGCAAAGGTATTCCATGATTCAAGAATTAATTGATAATCATTAGACTTCTTTTTGGTAATAGTATTTATACTATTACTTTTATTTATTTCTTTATTATTTATTTCTTTATTATTTATTTCTTTATATGAGAGTATGTTTTCCGTAACCGGATTATCCGATACCGGGTTTTCCGTGATCGGTTTTTGTAAAGTTTTTTTTGACTTTTTGTGCGTAACCGTTGACATGTTTTCTTGTGTTGGTAGTTCAGTCATTAATTCGTATTCATTTCCACCAAACTGGCCATTTTTTGCAATTAACTGTTGTTTTTTAAGCCAACCATATTTAACAAGTTCTTTTATACCCGATTGAAAACTTGTTATGCCCTCGGCCGTTTCATTTAGAATTGCTTGATTGTAAAACACCCACCCATCTGGTTTACTAAATAAATAGCTATATATACCTTTAGCCTTAAATGTTAATCTTTCATCGTTTAGCACTGCGTTTGGCACAGCAGTAAACGGATTTTTATGTTTTATTTTGTTCATGCGAACTCCTTTATTAAAGAATTTCACTATTATTGGTAGTGATAGTTATGTGTATATTATAAATGTTTTTTATACTCATATCAACAAAAAAAAAGGCCACATAAGGGTTTATGTAGCCTATATAACTATCAATATAATTATACCCAATACAAACACATAAACGCAACAAAAAAAAGGCCACATATAGTATATGTAGCCTCTAAACAAATTCAATATAATTATACATGATTCCTAAACTTAAAAGCAAGTAATAGGCCATACGGAGTGTGTGGTGTATAGCCTATAATCTGATTCGATCAATTATATTATAGCATAAAGGGGTGAGGCACATAGATTCCCATAAATGCGCCTCAAAATGTGTTTCAGTCATATGTGACTATGAGATTACGGTTTTATTATAACATTATTTAAGAAAAAAAACATTATTTTTATTTATATCGATGTAATCATTTCGAATTAGCTCACGAATACATTTTTGCCATTTCTTTTCCTCTCTTTGCGTCATTGCATTTGTTGGATAATTAAGGGCTTGGCGTGAATATAGATAACAATAAACCCCTTTTGCCTCATAACTAATTTCTGGATCAATTAATACGGTTGTAGGTAGATTAACTGTTTTCATTTTTGACTTGCGGTACAAAATCAACTTTATTAAT